ATCTTTGTGCAAAATGTCAATAGACACAATATATAGTGCCCACACCCCCTTAGGGTAGGGGAGTGGGCACATAATGCAGAGTATTTAGTTGGTGCTTGCCGGGTGCACGTTGGTTGCCTGGTTGTTGCTGCCTGTGTTGACAAGCAGATTGTTGGTACCTACGGTAGACACATTGCACCATTGACAATAGGACGCATCCCCTGCGACGTTGATGCTGCCCGTTTGCGTGTTGCGTGTATTGCAAACAGCAATTCGACCACCACCCGTCACCGCGATGAAATACGTAGAAGGGCCGTCGAGTATCGCATTTGTCAACACAACGTCGGTTGCGTTGTTGAGCGAGATAAAGTCATAGGTGCTCGTGGCAGACGAACCGGCCACACCCGTGATCGTCAAACGGCAATAGCCTGTTACTAAAATACCCCGATATGTGGCCCCAGCTCCTACGCAACCAATATCGGTAATCTGTGCGTCCTCCTTAGCACCGGACCCCACCAGATACACGAGATTGTCGATAAGGTGGTCGGCAAAAATACGGTTGATGTAAACGTGCCGACTGAAGCCAGTGCCGTGCGTGTAGTAGATAACGTTATTCCACGGCCCGACGCAGAGCCAATCTTCAAACCATCTGTCACCGGTCTGGCCGTCTCCGGTGGTGTCGGACAAGACAACCGCTTTAGAGATACCTTCCGAGAAATTGTTTACAACGATATGCTGTAATTTCAGGCCCGTGTTGCCCCCGTTGTTAAACTTGTTGAATACGGTGACATTTACCGAGCCGTTTGTGCTGTACTCAAAATTCTTGATAAGCATGCCGTTGTTGTTGGCGAAATCCACTGCGGTTGTGAACCCGTGTACGCTACAATCTTCCAGAGTGAAGAACCGCGCCCACTGCACTTTAAATGCCACGCTGGCGGCAGTAGCGGGATTTTCCAACCCCACCGTTACGCCCTTGAAAGTCACATTTTCAAGGGTACCGCCATAGTCGACGCTACTGTCTTGCGCTCCCACGATAGAAAACGCAGGGTTGACGGTATTGCTGAAAATGAAATAAGGAATCAGCACGGCACGGGGTCGGGATGCGGCACCGATAACGGTTGTATCCCTCTTAACTGTGATTGTCTCGGTGCAATAATACTGCCCCGTCAAGATAATGGGTTTGTTGGCGGTTGCCGCATTAAAAGCGACCTGAACTGCTGCGGTGTCATCCGTAGAGCCGTCACCCTTTGCGCCGTACATTTCGGGGGTAATGAACACCTCCAACCCGACGGTAGATTTTTTCAGGTCGTCGATGGCCTCTTTCCGGGCCTGTGTCTCATTGCCAATATCCGTCTGAAGCTGTGTGTCGGCGTCCTTCCGGGCCTGTGTCTCATTGTCAATATCCGTCTGAAGCTGTGTGTCGGCGTCCTTCCGGGCCTGTGTCTCATTGTCAATATCCTTCTGAAGCTGGGTGTCGGCGTCTTCCCGGGCCGTTTTCTCTGCGCTCAAGCCCTCATTAAATGCGGTGATAAGGTAGTGCAGAACTTCATTTGTGGAGCTGCTGACGCAGTTGGAGCCGGGCACGTAGGCATCACCGGCAATCATTGCTCTTGTGACACGTACCAGCGCCCCGTTTACCCACACAAGATCGTTGACAGCTCTTGCAGCTGTCGCGGTGGGGCTGTGCCCCTCATCGTTGGGAGTAATGGCCCTTTTGACATCGGCCCAAAGTTCATCGAAATTGCCAATTTTGGTCCAGAATTCTGTACGGTCCAGAGAAACACCGGACGGCACCGGCTGTACAGAAAGATAGGCGTTGCCGTTGCTGTCCACAACAACGGTGTTTGCCTCATACTGGCTTGTGATGTCCCACTGAATCGGGTTTGCGTACTTGATCGTGGCCAAACTGACAAAATTTGTCAGTTTGGTGTTGAATTCGTTCAGCTCGTCCATAATCCAATCAAGATTGAGATCATGGAAATTGGTGTAGGGCGCTTTGTGAATAGGATTAATATTCATAAATCACATCTCCTTAATATACCAGCAAACAAAAGTTTGCCCGGATGTCCGTAACGATTTTATGAACGGCGTTCTCCATTGCAAGGGTCAACTCTTTGGCAATAAGGTCTTGCGGGTCTCGCCCTGCCCGGCCCTTCTCGGTTACGGTGTCTTTGTAGCCGTCGTGCAACTCCGAGGTGTTGTTATCGGTGGTGGTCTGATCGGTGGTGGTCGTGTCCGTGCCGCTGCTGGTAATGGTGTTCCCCGTTCCAAGGGCTGTTGTACTCTTTTCAGCGGTTTGTAATGTCCCGCTGTCGAACCCCGTGACGTCCCGGGTGGTGCTGTCGCTGCCGGTATTCTGGCCGGTGGTGGTCAGGTTAGGCGCTCGGGTAGTTGTTCCCTTCACGCCGTTTGTGCGGTTGATTGTGCCGCCGCTGGTTCCTGCATGGTCGGTGGTTCTGATTCGGTCATCGGATGCCAAAGCATCGTATTTAAGGCCCAGCGCCTCGGCGTACCGGGTCCAACTAGGAAGCATGGTTTCAGAATAGACGCCCAGCGCCCTGCGCATAGTGGGGCCATCCGCGTACAATACCTCCAATTCCAGTGTATCAAACAGTAATTGATTGCAAACAGTTTCTTTAGATACACTGTCAGGGACTTTCAAGTCGTCGAACAGTTTCGGGTATCTTGCCAACAGGCCGTTAAAGCTCAATGTTGCGTGCATCGTTGTTCACCTCCTGCGCTCCAGTATCGGGCGGAAAACGCCAATCGACCCATAAAGTAGATTTGTCAATTCCAAAGAGCTTGTGGACCCGCTCACACCCATGCTGCAAGCTGTCCAACCATAGTGACGCTTTGGCGGCTGTCTCAACGTTGTTAGAATTGACTTCGTCGGTCAACATCCGCTCTTTCTTGCTGGTGTTGGTGTTGGGGATGCCGACTTCAGTATCGAACAGGGCTTTAATGGTTTTAAGGGCTGTCAACAATTCGTTGGTAATGAAGTTCCCTTTGAGGTCAGTTGCAAAATACATCCACGGGGCTTGCCCGGATGCCCCATTCTTGGGCGCTTTGAGCAAAGAGGAATCCACAAAAACGGCGGGGTCACCCTGCATAATCGCGTCAAACATCTTTTTAAAAGATTCTGCACCCGCTTTGTTGCCGGACGCAAACACGTAGGCAAGGCGGCTATTGATTAAATTGCTCTGGATGGTCTGGGCAGCAAGGGCCATCATATCCCCATAATAGGCCACAATATCCACCATACCGCGGTAATCGGGCTGCAAATTGATGATCTCGCACTGCTTCCCGATTTGCAAATAGTGGGATCCTTTGATAAAAGGGTTTGCAATAATAGAGTGTGTGGGATTATAGAAAATGTTGATGCCGGTTAATCCCATTCGGTCATATACCAGGCCGTAACGGTCAGTATTGAACACCGTAACACCGCCGGAACCGAACACGAGATATTGCAAACGGTTACTTGGCCATGTGTCGGGGAGCGTCCACCGGACCATAGACACGGCCTCAAGGAACAGATACTTGCGGAAATAATAGGATAAGCTATTGCCCTTGGTGTGCATCACGGAGGGAGTAACCGGGGACACATGGGCGTTAATTTGCTCGTAACTATATGGAGCGCTCATAACAGACGGCCTCCTTTCGCCATTTTAAACAGTAACCACACCGGCAATTTACCAGCGGGCCACGGACCCGGCCCGGGACCTGGCCCGGGACCTGGCCCGGGACCTGGCCCGGGACCTGGGCCAGGTCCTCCGCCGGAATCCCATTCGACGTCCCATGTGCCGACCTGATTGGGGATTCTGATAATGCTGGACGGGTCCCTCAGGTTTCCGGCGGCATCGGCGTACTCCCAATGCGTGTGAATGCCCGTTGCGTTGCCGGTTTTGCCCTGCGTGCCGATAAACTGACCCTTGGAAATGGTGTCACCCACGTTCCAAATTTGCGAGGCAAAATGCGCGGCACGCCAGGTGGTGCCGTCGGCCATTCTGACTTTGATCATATTGCCCCACGACTGATCGCCCGAGGTACTGCCATTCCAGTGCTGCGCCACGACCACAACGCCCGCCTCGGGCGCGTAGGCTTTATGATTGCCGTGCACCGTGTCAATGCCCCGGTGGGGACTTCCGTCCGAGTACGCAGGATACCCGGCGGTCACTCTGATTGGCGACACGTCAGTAATACACTGTTTATAGACGGCCATTATTCACGCCTCCTATTCATAGAAAAAACCATTCTTCATGTAACTTTTGACACTGTCAATTTCTTCTGCTGTTGCTGTTAGCGCAATGTCCGGATCGTCAACCATGATGTACCCCGGGATAGTGGATATTTGCACACGTTTGCACAAGGGTCTCCCATGGTCGGTATTGTTATCATCCGTAAGAATTTTAAAGCGCGCAACCATATAAGGCACCGAATCAAAAGCTATTGTGGACCCCGTTGCGCCCTTGCTCGCTACATCTGCATTAGTTGCCTGTGCAGCATTTAAAATACCGTTTCCGACGTCTGAGAAAGAACCCCCGGATAATGCTGCCTGGATACCTCCGAACGCTGCCGCAATACCAGTATGCAGCAAGCCTCCGCTGCCCGACGGTATATCAAATGTAATATTGGAAAGTTGAATAGGTACCCCAAGTTTGGCGGTTGTCTCGTGTACTAGCTGATTCGAATCGGTAAATATACGTAAGATACTGTCACCGGTGAAAAGGTCAACCATATATTGTATAGATAAGGTGCCAGCGCCCCACAGTTTAGATGCGTCAAGAGGTATCACTCCAAAGGGCTGCAAGAAGATAGTGTAGTCCGTGTAGGGGGAGGCATTACAATACCCTCCGCGGCTTCCCGCTTGAGGGTGCTTCGGGATACTCACGCTCACCGATTTTGTTAATTTGTTATTGTCTTCTCCCAAAATCCAACATGGAACGTCTATCGACCACCACCCGACATCTACACTTGAAACAAGCGGTAAATGTGCGGTGATTTTGGCGATGTCAAATGGAAAGTAATTGCAACTTACGATATATTGATAGGGATTAAAAAGAACCTTTGTTAAACTGTCGCTAATTTCCGTATTGTCAATACTAAGGTATGACACATCAGTCAGCAATTTTGCAGATAGTTTTTTGGCATTTGTAGGGGTCATTACTGCATATGTAATAGCCCCAATGGAGTTTGCGGCTTTAGCTATAAACCCAATAACAAAGAATCCCCCGCTAATTGTTTCCGCAAAGCCGCCTTGAAAAGCATTTGTGACACTCTGCACTTTAGCCGATGCCGGGTAAAGTCCATCTGAAATTGTACCATCATACTGTGCCGACGATCTTGTGACATACTCCGTACTATTGCCGATTTGGTCGCGGTAGCTTGCCAGCGTGTCAACAGTCAGCGAGGCATTCCAGAGCCCATCCGAATATGTCCAGTTCTTCACCCAATAATACCGGCTGAACGTGGGCAGGTAGCAATAATTAAATCCCGTGGGGTCGCTCTGCGTTGCGATCTTGATCTCGGGGTCAATGATGTTGCAGGGGGCTTTAAGGTCAATTCCAAACCCCTGCCCACCGCTGGGCCGCTTTGTGCTATTGGTGCGCTTTGCGAACTGATAAAAGGTAGCTTGCATTTTGCACCTCCTATAAAATAACCGGCGGGCAAATGCCCGCCGGTGCCGGTCAGGACTTCGAGGGGTCCGCGTCCTTGTGCGTGGTGGTTTTAAGGGTGGAGGCTTTTGCCACCTGGGAGGCGCTCGGCGCAGTGACGTCTCCTTTGGTCATCAGGAACAGAACGGCGTTCTCGGTGAAGTCATCGTACCACGACCAACCGTAGTGGTACCAGAAATTCGTATACAGGCCGCGTGCGTTCATGGGGGTAGGGACCACACGGGACAGCTTCGGAGTGTATCCGATTGCATCCCAGTCCAGCAGGCATCCGAACACATTGGTGAGCTTCACCGCGGCATTCTTCTTTGACGCACCGGTGGTGTTGGTCACAACAGGTGTCGCAGAGATGGTCTCGCGCTCGTTGATGTTCTGCCAGAATGTGACCTGTTCCGCGTCGCGGTATTTCAGCATGTTGTCATGGAATACCTCGGGAATCACGCGGGCGTCGATCTGGCTCTGCGTACCGCTGTACAGATAGAGGTGCTGACGATCATACGGGGTGTGGCGCATGATGTTGTACGTCGTGCTGCCGATCTGCCAGTTCTGATGCCAGTTGATGGAACGCTCTTTCATCAGGCGGGAAATGTCATTGATACGGCCATAGGCATATTTGGCGAATCCCGGGAAGTTTGCTTCCTTATACACGTCCTGTACGGTCAGTTCTGTGCCCTGCTGGGCGTTGTACTCGTCGAGCAGATAGACGACACTGTTGGGGCTTGTAACCGTCATGCCGGTCAGATGATTCGCCATCAGGTTATTGGCGAGGTTCCGTCTGTCTGCCTCGATCTGGTTCGACAGATGCAGCACGAACGAGGACCAGAATTGCGCCAGTTCCTCGGGGCCTTTGAACGCCGCTTCCATCTGGGTATCAGCCTGCGTGTACACGCGGCTATAATTGGTCTGGCCGTAGTAGTTTGTCTGAAGGACTTTAGGCTTGTGGACTTCGTACATATCCACACTCTGGCCGTCTTGCAGCGCCCACGCCTTATCGGTGACGGGGTCAGTGTCGCAGAAATTGATCTTCCGCACATGGTTCGACCAGTCGTCACCCGTGACCTGCAAGCGTTTCAGCGGGGCATCGTAGGGGCGAACGGCAAAAATGGTACGTCCCAACACCTGGCTAATCGCTTTAGTGTAGTTGTCGGGGCCGGTCAGCAACGTGGCCTGCGCAACAGACACAAAGCTAGACGTGTCCACGATGGGCGGCGTCGATACCTGGCCGGTGGCCAGTTTGTTAATCTCTGTCAGAATTGCGGCAATGTCCGCAAAATCCATACCAATAGGCATATTACTTCACTTCCTTTCCATAAGTCGGGTCGATGATTCGGGCCGTCACCGTAGCAGCATCTGCCGCCGGCTGCTGCTGGATGCCAAGGCCCAGCGCGTTTGCCTGCAACGTCTGGGTCATAGTCTGCATTGCTTGCGCACTGGTCTGCTGACCCTGCAAAATCTCCCGCAACAGGGTTTCGAGGCCGTCGTACTGCGGCGTGGGCTGCGGCACGGGCTGTGGCGTGGGCTGCGGTGCGGGCTGCGGTGCGGGCTGCGGCGCGGGCTGCGGCGCGGGCTGCGGCACGGGCTGCGGCACGGGCTGCGGCACGGGCTGCTCCATAGCTTCGATCTCTGCTTTGGTGTATCCGGCCATAGCGAGGGCCGCTTTTTCACTGATTTTCAACTTTGGTCGCCTCCATTACAACGTATGTGTCATGTGTCAGGCATTTAATGACCTGATCTTTGTCGCCTTTTGTGACAGGCCCCACGGCGCAGCACTGCCGCGTGTGGGCAACGTCTGCCCAGTCGCTATAGTAGCCGATGCCCAAACGAGTGCACAGGTCAGCCAGCAGAAACGCACGCTCGTTTGTGATCGACTGGGCGAAAATGATATAACAACCCATAGTTAGCTCTCCTTCTTGATGTCGTCCAGGGCGAGCCGCATCTCGGTAATAGCCGCAGTGTTCTCCTTGACAACGGTATTACACTGATACCACATCAGCAGAAAAGCAGCGATAGGAAACCCCACATTAGAAATAGCCTGAATCACCGTATTGGCATCCATTTTGTGCACCTCCCTTACAGATACAAGTAAATCCCAGGTTCACGCGCTGGCTGACGCTCGCCCGCCCCTTCTGGGGGCTGCCTGTGGGCACCTGGGATTAACTTTAATATATACTACCCGTATAAAAAAGTCAAGTACCGCAATACTCGCGGAAGAAAATTTCATCCGAGTAGCGCTCAAACTCAATTTGCCTCTGCAAATACGCGGGCCAGATATACCCATACGCGGCCCTGAATCGTTTACGCTCATAATCGCCGGTGCCGTATGTGGGCATCTCGCCGGACCGATGCCGGCACACATAGTAGAGGGGTTTACTCTTATGCTCATAGATGCAGCACCGCCCAATTTGAACAAGGGGGTAGTATTCCCGGAGGGGCCGGGATACAACAAGACTTTTCTCCTCGGCGCTGTACTGGTTTTCAATAGCGGACCTATAAAAGTCCGTTCCGGTCATGGACCTATAGAGGGCCGTATTGGCTTTCTCTTTGGCAATAGGGCTGTCCACAAGATCAATCAAAAGAATCCCTTTATCGGCCAACAGCTTTACGCGCTCTTTCTTGCCGATCATCTTTTCGACTGTATCGGTGATTTCCCACTGCATATAATAGGGGTTTGCCATGCCTACAGCGTTTGACATACATAACAGCGTCAGGGGCTTTTGCCCTTGCAATTCGCGGTTACGGTTGACCGTTTCATAAATGTTGGCAAGGCCCACCCCCTCGCCTCGCCGGTAATAGTCAGATGCTTCTTTCTGATACTCGTCTAAAATAATTATATTGGTATGGGGGCTTGAAAAGCCGCGAGTGCGAGCAAGAGTTACGACGCTCCCCACGACGCCCGACATCTTGGCCGGTTTTATGGGTGCCCCTGTATCCGTGTAGGCTCCTACATTGCCCACTTCATACAGTCCCGCTATTTTGGGCAATTTGAACGGGGCGTAATGTGTTTGCAAATCGTCGTTCAATGGAGACCACGGCCACATACTGGGCGACGCACAAATAAGCTCCGCTTGCTGCGGCGTGCGGCGCAGATATAGAAATTCTTCTTCGGTCTGATGCACGTGCTTCAATGCCCCATAGGTCTTGCCGGTACCACGTCCGCCCCAAATAAAAATAATAGACGCCCCGGTGGACAAAATGCCGTCTTTTTCGGAAAAATTCGGCCATCCTTCATCAGTGTACAGTTTAATCATCAGACAACCTCCATAATCTTGTACCCTAATATCTTTGCGTATTCGTCGGTAATTCCCAATGTGTACGTATTATCACAAATACACAGGTTTCTTGTTATATGTACCGTATGCCCGTCAACCACAAAATCGGGCACATTGGGCCGGTCATTATAAATAACCTGATTTCCTGCCGCCAAACAAAAAGTAAACCCGGGCTTGAATACCTCAAAACCACCCCACAGGGCAAGCTCTAAACCGCCTTTCCGCTTGCTAACTCCTGCTATGGTAGTAGTAATTGGCCCGCCCTTTTTATAGGTAGTCGCGTATTTCTTAGCGCCCCACGTCATAAACTCCGCGTAGCTGCGCTCTTGCTCATACACGCCCATGTAGTGAGTATTGCCTTTTGGGTCTGTAGCGCAAGCACCGTTGTCTTTCGCAAGCTGTTTCACAGATTTGTTAAACTCCGCTAAATCAATATTACCCATGTATTTGACGCTGTCTGTGTCGCAGTAAACCCCATTCTTGCCTGCGGCCCATTGCGCTATTTTTAGGCGCTTGCGAGTGTGAGCCGTTGTCCATACGCCCCATTGGTAGGGCAAAAACAAATGGGGGCGATGCTCGTTATAACTGCCCTCCGGGTCGTCGGTGCACTCGCTCCAAAGATTGTCTGGGTCATCCTCGTCAAAAAGTGTGTCCAGCTGCAAGGGGTCTTGTGCGGTCATACCGTAGTAGCTATTGAGATCACCCTTGGCCTTGACATAATACAAATCTTGACCGGCCACACCTTTAAGGGATGTTTTACCGGTATAACTCTCTTTTACACAATCCGTCAAGGGCTTTGGCAGTTTGCCATAATCGGACGTATATAGGTTCAGAACATTAAGGGCATCCCAGTCATACTCTTTGGCAATGATTCTAAAATCTATATCGGTTATGGTGATCTCCAACTGTTCAGCAGACAACAGACGGCCATTGTCGTTAATGTATCCTTCACAGTGCCGAACCTTTGCAAGGGGAATATATGGGAACCCCCACCACTTAAAGCGCTGGCGCAAACCTTTTACTTGCAAGCGCATCAAGCAAGCCTTGCCGTGCCTCATACACTGCATTAACCTCTCTACGGTGGCCGGTTCCTGCCTAAATGGTGTCATAGGAAAATAACATTCGCATTGAACGGCAGGATAGGCGCTCGACATATCCACGGAACCAACGTTTTCCAAATGGAGACCTACATAATACCGATTCGCATGGGTGTCACCACCTCGGAACGCCTCCCGTAACATCTGGTAAAGGTCCCATGACGGCAAAAGGCGCTTGACCCGTTTAATGCCCCATTTATACATTGCTTCGCGTGCCATTCGTCGGACGTATCCGGTGCGCGTTAGTGGTAGAGTATACAGATCGTCGCCGTCTCGGTTCATCTCGATTAACAGGCACTCCACAATACACCTGACATCATTGACACAATACGCTAATTCTGTAGACGTTAAAGGCGTCCATGGGTACCGAACTTTGGAATAATCAAGTGCCCCCGTCAATTTGGCATGAGGGGCGCCAAGCTGTTTGCCCCAGGCATCAAGGGACAAATTGCTGTGTCGCATACTGCATCGGTACTCAATAGCGCGATTGTCGCATTTTAAAACCCTACGGGGTTTGCTGGCGAACACATCACCCGGGCCAAAATCCAGAATACCCGACAAATATTGAAATTCATGTGCAAGATTGTGAACGTACATACACAGAAACCAGTCACCTTGAGGCCCGCTGCTCGCTTGCAAATAGTCGCTGATTGCTCCCGTAAAGTTCAGCCACTCGTCCCACGTCCTACCAATAATGGTAATATCCAGTCCGAGTTGGCACTGCCAAATATACATTATGGTATGTGGATTGTCGTCCGCATCAACACATACTCGGCTAGTCTCAATATCAAACGCACACGGCATATTCACATATAAGCGCTGCTTGTTCGTTTTGCGTTTCTTGCCTTTTGTGTGTTTGCGGTCTAGATGCTCCATAAGCCACGGGACAGGGTTGTAATTACAAGCCTCCGCCGAAACCTCCGCGCAGGTCGGCGGAACTGCTGCCGTCGCTGTAGTCCCATTCTTTGCCATAGTTGACCTCGCCTTGCTGCCACTTTGCGAAATCGTCAATACTGACATTGTAGCCGCCTTTCTCGCGCCAGTACATAACCGGTTGGTCGGACGGATAATAATATACGCCCGAGGCTTTCACGATCTCCCACCATTCCGACAAGGCCGTGTACTGATCCTCGGGCACGTCGGCTACATCAATACCGCTAACTTTCATTTTTTGCGTAAATTCTTCACGGGCACCGCCAACGGTGGAACCTTTAGAACGCACAAAACGCGCTACATCTGCGAGCGCCTGTTCCAATGCTTTACGGTCTCCGCGCATTGCCTTTAGGGTGGGAAAACCTCCGGCAAATTCTTTATAAACGTCGCTTGTGCCGCTGATGGGGTCTTTTGATAGGCGCTTAATACGTTTCTGCGCAATATCGCGCAGTCGAGTGTATTCTTTGCGCATCTGATTATCTGGCCACGATTCCAACGCATAGGGGGTATATAGCTCGGCACTGTATTTAAGGGTTGCACTTGCTTTAGCGGCGCCTACTGCCATGCTTCTCGCGCTCCTTTCTATCCATTATCATATAATACCAGTTCAAAGGGTCCGCTTCAATGCCCAATCCGTTGAAAATGATTTTGGCCCATTCAGAGCGGAAAAACTTGACATCATTGGTTGTAACTCCACTATATACAATGGCCGTTGCGAGGTAGATCAAAGAATCGTCGCAGTTACGCAAGGATACTCTGTTATCTTTACTTTTCATGGGGCCTCCTATAAAATAAGGGCGGCCATAGGCCGCCCGCCGATTAGAATGGCAAATCACCCGCATCGTCGGCCTCACGCTGGCCGGAAATAACCAATTCCGGATAACCCTTGTCGTTTTCCTCGACGGTCAAAACGACATTGCGCAGGGTAATCTTCCGCATCCAGTCGGAAACGGTCTCTTCGGGGTCGATCTTGACGGACACAGACGGCGCATCGTATTTGCCAGATTTCAGCCACATCTCACCGTCATCGATCTGGACTTCGTCCTCAAATTCGGACAACTTAATGTAATTCATGTTTGATTTACGGGACTTGCTGGTGCTATTCTTGTTGTTACGTTTCATCATGGTAGTTAGTTCCTTTCTGCCCTGTCTCATCAGTACCGGGCGGGCGGTCCCGGTAGACGGCCCGTAGGGCCGTTTCGACTTATTTTTTGTTATATAAGGAGTACATGGCCCTAACCCCGTCACGCACATGGGCCGCGCCCTGATACATAAGATCGGCTGACAAGCAAGTCCCTTTAAAACCCTCAAGAGTGTGTACTTGCTCGTCGCAATGGATGAGAGCTTGCTTATAACCGGCCAACCATGCCCGATTGTTTGCGGCTCGGATAGCGTCCTTCTGATCCTCGTACTCGCAGCACGTCAACGTGCCATCCGGATGAATCTCGATGATGAATTTACGCATTTCCATTTGTAGAATCTCCCTTCTACCATCCAAACATAATCTTTGCAAGACTAACAAGCGTCTTAATACTGTCGATAATGTCATCTTCGGACAGTTGTTGCAAATTCTTACCATCAAGAGTAATGTTATCATCGGTTAAAGTGATTTTAATCATGACTTCTTTTTTCATTGGAAACCCCTTTCTTGTTTCTTTCATTGTCTATATTATACCATACACTAAATTGTATATGTTGCTATTTACATTGTAAAAATTGCGGTACTCCCCTACCCTACCGAGTAC